CTCCTGAGCCCGCTTACAACATGCTCTATGCTTGCAAGTTCTTCCGTGAATTTGGGCTGTACTACACCGCTGCTAATAAGAGCGGTATAGAACAGCCCTTCCTGTCCCTTAAAGATGCCGATTTCCTGAAACGTAAGTTTGTTCGTAAGAACGGACGCACGTTTGCTCCCTTGGTTATGGCATCAATTGTTGAGGCCCCTATGTGGGTGAATCGGGCGTCCGCTGACCCGTTCGCCGACACACTCATGGCCTGCTCAAGTTCTCTCATTGAGCTTACTCATTACAATCGCGAAATCTTCGACCGCTATCGAGATATCTACACGCGGTGGAGTTACGCCATTGGCCGACCGACCCAGTTCAAAACCTACGATCAGATTAATACCGAACATTTAGTTCGGGATGGTCTTGAGGCATGGTGAAGAACTACGGGTGTGCGAACCCATCAAGTCGCCTAGGTGGAGTGCGCCTTGCTGTCCTCTACAGCAGAAGCACCGGGACTGGCGGTCCTCCGATGAAACGCCAAATTGCCAAGCATACGAGTTTGCTTGGACACCCTTTCAATGGGGGCTGCGATTGTGAGCCAGCCTCTAGATTTTAATTTCACAGCCGACGATCCGAAAGTTACTCAACACTCTGTCGAACAGACCCTTCAGTCCGACATTACTCCCGCTACAACGGAGACAATTTCCACGACCCTTGCTGACACTGGCACTACCATGGTCACGCAGATGATACCAAGTAATTCATTGGTTATCAAGCCCTTGCCTGACCAAACTCCTACGAAAGCTCTTGAGCGCTTGTTTGAGTTGCCAACTTGGTCATGGGTCGTCAATGCGCCAGCCTCAACAGTTGGACCCGCGTTTGGTTTAGATATCTATCAGGCTCTTCTCGCCCTCCCTTTTGTGGACGAGTATACCTCTTGGTTCTATTACTTCCGCGCTGATGTCGAGATTCACTTTCGACTCAATACCAACCAGTTCTACGCTGGCGCCCTTATGTTCTCCGCTTGCCCCGGAGCCGTTCCTTCTGTGGATGGAAGTGGAGCATTTCCTTCCATCCAAGCTCGCTCGTGGCTCACGCCGCAGATTCTTTCGGCCAATCAACAAGACACCATTGTTATGACCCTTCCTTGGCCGCTTGCTCAGCGCTTTGCTTCCCTCAACGAAGTTAATGTAGGTCACCTACGTATTTGGACCGTTTACATCGACATCCTCTCTCCTTTGGTGGCGGCTATCAATGCCCCAGCCAATATTGATGTCATGGTGTTTGCGCGTTTCAAGAACGTTCACCTCTACTTCCCTTACCAGATATCTTCTCTGACTAATTCTCAGAAAGTCAATCCTGGCAAGCAAGAGGACCGTAAAGAGCCCCAACGCACCCTCCGGCTGCCTGGCCATACCGACGCCCTTCGCCGAATGGTTAAGCAATCGTCAACGGGCGACATTAAGCTTGCCTCTTACAAGGCTAAGCGCAAAGTTGTCCGCATATCCAAGGCCGCTCAGGATCCCGTATCTGAGGCGGCTAATCCCTCTACCCCTGGAGCGCTTTCGACGCTCGGGACCATGACTTCGGCCATTGGCTCCGTAGGAAATTTTGTTGAAGAGGCTGCAACCACTTTGCAACCTGTCCTTTCATTGGCTTCAGATTTCCTCGGATTCCTTGATAAGCCCGAAATTCAAGATCCCGTCACTCGCGTCTATCAGACAGCAGAAGCAAATATGGTGCAAGCAGATCGGCCTGATCAAGCTTTGCCCCTTACTTTGTACCAGACCTCCTACTTGAACATCGATCATTCTGTTCTTCCTGG